GGAGAACTTCTTGAACTGGTACCTTAAGCAAACGGACCCGGCTACAGGAGGCTAAGAAATGGCAGAAACCTTTTTAAACTTCAGCCCAAACTGGTGGGGGCAGGTACTAGGCCAGTTTGAGCCAGCGCAATACTATAGCTCACCGACAGGACGTGCCTTTGCGGGACGAAGCCCTCGCAAGCAAAGATACTTTCAGAACGCCTACCAAGACGTTCTTCAGGATTATTATGGGACAGCAGGTACTGCAATGCGTGAGGGCAGAGCCCCAACGAGCTTCATGGATTATCTCGAAACAAACCCGTGGACGAAACGGTATACATCTTTGCCGCAGGCGGCACGGGGCGCGACAGGTATGACGGCAAATCCAAGGACAAGGTTCTTATATAACTACTAATGGCACTATCAGCAAGCGATATAGCAAGAATTCGGAGTAAATTCCAAGCCAGTAGCGCGGTGCTTCGACAACCGTCGAACCAGCCTGCGCCTGGGGAAGATGGTGGTGGAAGAGGCGGAGGTTTTGGGTTAAGCGCGCTAAAGAGAGGCGGCTCAGATTTCCTTCGATACCTTGATCGGGCAAGCCGCATAGCTGGCCTTGGTGTCGGTACGGCACTTGGGGCAGTTGGTGAGCTGATACCCGGCCTTAATAAATGGACTCCAGATGTCTATTCCAGCACCCCAGAGGCAATGCAGGCATTCTGGGATCTGGCGCGTCAAGGGGACTGGGATGGTGCTATTGAAGCGTATCAAGATGAAATGGAGGCAGGGAAGGGTTTCTGGGGGGCAGCAGAAATTGCAGGGGCTTTTGTCCCTACAGGCGGTCCAGCATTAGCAGGAGCAAGGCTTATCAGTGCTGCACCAAAACTCGCAGGTACCCTTGCAAGAGTCGCCCCGGTAGCAGCCCGCCCAGGAGTCGCTCGTGGTATTGAGACAGGGCTGAGAGGAACAGGGAAAGTATTAAGGGCTCCGTGGGAAGCGGAAGAAGCATTAGGCCGAGGTGCCATAAAGGGAATCGGCCTCGCAGCGCGTACTGCCAGACACCCAAGGACAGGGCCACTGGGCCAAGCCGTATCAAGGATGAGGGCTGGCAGGGAGGCACCTCCCGTCATGGGCGAGGTGGCTGAAGATATTCAGATGGCTGACGAACTTCTCGGCCCCACTCCAACAGTTGATACCGGATTACAAGAACGGTTCCCTTTTGTAGAAGGCCAATATGAAGGACTCGTCGGGGGAACGAGCAATGTTCAGCGGCAACAATGGCAAACGGGAATGCGAGAAACGGGAGAAATGGGAGAAATGTTACCCCCGCGCCTGTTCGATGAAATGCCAGCAGAACTGGGCTGGGACAGTGAGTTTGAAGCTCGCATGGCACGGCCTATCCCAACGGGGACAAAGCATCTGATTCAACGGATACGCCGAGAAGTTTATAGAAAGCGTCTACCGGAAAAAGTAGCCAATAATGCAATAGAATTTCTCAAGTTACTACCAGCGAAATATCTCGATAATCTTGGCTCTGCATTTACGAAGGGAATAGAAGGCGACACAATACGCGGAATGGGAACGGCAGGGCGATATACATACCCAATACGCGACAGAGGTACGCCTGCGATTATTAATATTGCACTAGATATGGCGCAAGGAGCCGAGAACGCACGTACTATAATCCACGAAGTCGCGCACCACCTTGATAATTTCATACCTGAAGCGGATGCGCGAAGGCTAATGAACCAATGGCAAAAAGAACTGAGGCGAAAAGGACGGGGAATCATAGAGGAGGTTGGAAGCGCAAGGAGAAAGACGGCACGAGAAGACATCCTTGGGGAAACCGTTGAATTAACAGGTGGTGAACTCGGAGCTTTAAGACAAGCGTACCGGTATACAGAGTTCAGTGAATGGTTTGCAGAAGTCATGGCAGACAAAACTTTGCGTGATATGTACGCCGAAATACCATTCTACAAGAATATATTTGAGAAGGTCTTTGCTCAGATTAAAGTACTAGCAAAGGCAGCAAAAGACTTCATTGCCAAAGTGTTTGGCCAAAGTGATGAAGCAGAGCGAGTATATAGGAAGCTGATCAATGGGGATTATACTCCTGTAGAGCGGCATGCGATGCGTGGTGAGAGGATTACGCGCGAAACAGGATTTATTCAAACAGGTGTGGAGGAGGGCATAACTGGTGGGCCATTACCCGTGTCAAAAGCCCTTGGTGCAAGATTAACTATTGGACGGGTATCGGGGAAACGTAGTTCCCAGGCATGGAAGGATATGTACGAAGGAACAGGCGAGCTAGAAATTACTCGCGCTGATGGCTGGGACTTTGACAACTTTATTAACGACTGGAATAAACCGATCACCCAATCAGAGTTTGAAGCGAAACTTGCGAACTTCGATACCAATATCGTATCAAGAGAGGGTATGCCGTATAAAGATATAGGTCCAAGAGAGGGTGGGATACCAGGCCGAAGAGGGCGGACTAAGCGGTCTTTACTTGAGAGAGCTGAGAGTCGAAAAGGAGAGCCGCCGCTTCCACCGAGGGGGCCAGAGCCTGGAGTTGGAGGAGCAGGGCAAGAACCTCCGATAGATCCAGGAGCCGGAAGAAGAGCGCGTGATCCGCAAGAGCCAAGGCAACGACGAACAAGGGAAGGCTCGTATGTCCCATTGCTACACGAGCTCGCTCCAGATGAGGTACAAACGGTAACGAACCCAGCCGTAAAAGCTGCGGTAGAAAAGTTAGGTATAAACCCGTCAGCCGCACGGAACACTGAGGTTGGGAGAATCGCAACCGCATATAGCAGGCAGACAGTCGCCATTGATGAGCTATCTGACACAGCCGTATCTGCGGCACTGGATGTACATGCATCAAGGTTCTTGGGCCGGATGGGAAAGGTTCTGCCTATCGACAGGGATGGGTATTTCGGGCAAACAGGGAAACTTTGGAACGATGTGTTCGAGAACTATAAGAATCCTGCATACAAACTGACAGACGAGCAGAAACGATATATAGAAGACTACACACAACTCATGCTGGATGTGGAGGAAATGCGGGTAGCCGCTGGCTTGGAGCCACGAGCTAAAACCCGTGAAGAGGGATGGTTCTATGTGCCACGACAGGTGAAAGAAAAAGGCGGGATTAAGCTAGAAAGGCCAACAAACCCGAACCTTGAACGACTGTACGAAGAGGCGACGACCGCGTTCGAGCAAAAAGGTGTGCGTTATCTCAATGACCCACGGGAAACGGCGTTGCTCCACATTAGGGCGGCATACAAAGAGGTTACTCACAAACAGTTATCAGATGCCCTAGAGCCATTTGCCATATCAGCGAGAAAAGTAGTGAAACCGCACCTAAGAGTTGCTTTGAAGTCCGCAATCGATGCGAAAAGAGCCGCGGAGCGGGCAGTCGGAGAATTAGGAGTCCCTACGTCACCGAAAGCAAGGCTTACTCGACAGCAACGCGCTGCAAAAGACCATCTCAATGCGATGACAAAGCAATATACCGCGGCGAAAAAGGCGTTTGACGCAGACTACTACTATGCGTTACATACCAAGGGAGAGCAGAGGGTGCTGTTTGGGCAGAATCAGGTAGATAAGATCGACGTTCGCCAATGGAGAAAGAAATACTTTAGGGTAGAAGATTTTGAAATGCTGGGAGAGGCACTTGAAGTGTTTGACAACCCGCTTGAAAGGAAATTTACCCCAGGCTTTATAGCCAGGACATTCCAGACCATAGGAAACACCATACGGTTCTTAGCATCCGTTGGTGACTTTGCAATGCCGTTAATACATGGGTTGCCATTGCTAGCAAGAAACCCGGAGGCATGGGGCAGAATGACGTATCGGCATACCGAGGCGTTCTTTAACCCACGAGTCCAGGCAAAACTCATGCGAGATAACCTTGCAGAGTACCAGTGGCTTGCAAAAAATGGTGTGCCAATCGGTGATCCGGAGTTCTTTGCCGCCCTTGCACCAGGGCAAGGCGTATCAATAGGCCGGATCACAGAATATATTGGAAAGAAAACGGATACTCCTCAAGCTGCAGAATCATTTAGGAACTTACTCCGTGGAGGAGGAAAGCAGACTTTTGGTAGATTCCAAGCCGCATATAATACTGGTTTGGGATACGGTAGGGTACAGCTATTGAAAGGGTTGCGTGGGACATGGAAAGGGACAGACGCGGAGCTTGCTCAATATATACGGAACATGACAGGCGGATTGGATTCCAGATCACTTGGTGTGGGGCCAGGTAGGCGGGCGGCGGAGGGCATGTGGTTGGCATTCTCCCCACGGCTCCTTCGTTCAACGATAGCATTAGTAGCTGATGCGGCACGACCAAATACACCACAAGGCAGGGAGGCATTTAGGACATTAGCCACGCTTGTAAGTGGAGCCATGACGCTGTATGCGGTAAGTGGGTACGCATTAGGGAAAAGCAGCGAGGAAATCCGTGAAGGGATGAACCCGCTTAATGGGCGACGCTTTCTTAGCCACAATATCAACGGCGACTGGATAGGTATTGGGGGCCAGGTTCGTGCGCTAACCCAGTTCATGTCAACAGTAATATCTGCCGCAGCACCAGGCGGAAAACCAATAGAGTCTATATGGACCGGCGATATGTACGAGAACCCATTTATGCGCTTCTATGCGTCACGGGGCGCACCAGGAGTCAGCATGGCTGCTGGAACGATAGAAGCACTTACTGGTGCTGATGTATTGCCATTTGAAAAGTTGGATACTGTGCCGGAACTATTTAAGCACCTTGGTAAGTCTGCGTTGCCATTTACTCTTCAGCTACACCTTGAGCAAGGAGAGCTTATGCGGAAGCCAAGCGGAATAGTCGGAGGCGAGTTCTTCGGACTCAGAGGAGGAACTGATCCACTTGACAAGAAATCCCAAGAAATCTTCGGTGAAGAGTATAGGTACGTCGAGCCATTTATGCAACGCATGGTTCGGGAGACAGTTGAACCCGAAGAGTCGGCCTTTGGCCGGATAGAACGAGAGCGACGCGCTCAACTACTAGAACTTCTTGGAGAGGTTCGTTCTGGAGAACGGGACGACCCCTTCAGTATTTGGATGGAAGTACGGAAGATTAACAATAGGGCAGCAGGAGCGCGGGGAGAGGCCGGTCAGGACATAGAATTTGATGCTCCTGAAGTCGAAGAGGATGAGCCTGGTTTGCTTGCTCTAACCCAGAGGAACGCCTTGTTTGATGATCCAGAGGTAGTGTCTGAAACTGGTCGGATGCAGTATGTCACAGTAGGAGGAAAGCGAGTGTCTGTATTCGACAGAAAACTCGCAGAACTAGAGAAAACCTGGACAGCAGACCAGAAGAACTTTGTGGTTAGGAACACGAACACCCGGCCCATACCAATAGAACTGGTTGCAATGTTGCCGAAAGTACAGAGGCGAGATATAGGACGGTCGCAGACCGCACGGGAAACGTATTTAATTGATATGGGGAAACCCGAATTGGCGAAGCTATTAAGGAGACAATTCTCACTGGACGTGGAAGACGAATAGCCACAAGATATTGTGGATTTGACTAGCAGGTGTAATATATATAGAGGAAAAGGAGAGGATTATGGTTATGACAACAGAACCACAAGAAACGGATGATACTATTACAGCCGTAGATCAAGTAGATCCCGGCACGGAAGTGGCGGAGCCGGATGCAGCTCCTGACGTGGAGCCAGAGGTTAGTCCTACTGAAGATGCACCTGACGTTACGGAAGGGCAGGCGAGTAATGCGGTAGAGACAACAACTCAGCAGGCACCACCAGCTCCTGCGCCTCAGACCACCCCAACCGTAGACCAGCGATCTATTGATGAACTCCGTAAATATCAACAGGCTGACGCACAGAGAGAGTGGAAGGATAAGGTAGGGAAAACAGCCCGTGCCTACGAGCAACAGCTCAATGATGCAGGGTACATGCCAGAACAGGCGAGAGATCAGGCACGACGGTATGTTCAGCAGGAGCAGAAGTTTAGGCAACAGGAGAGTGAAACTGCCGAAATGCTTGGATACGTCCAAGGGAAACAAGCAGCAGCAGTACACTTCATGAAAAAGCATGGGTTAGCAAACCAACAAATGCTTAGTGATCTTATGGCTCTTCAAGCGGCTAATACTCCATCGGAAATGGAGAAAGAAGCCCAGCGCATGAAGCGCGAGAGAGGACTTATTGCGGAAAATACGAGGTTAAAGCAGGGGAGGGTCGCTCCGCAGACTTTCGACAATAGTCAGGGATCGGCAGAGGCGACATCAAACCAGGATCGGCTATTGGATGCGTATATGGCCGGGGATAGGTCGGAAGCAGCGACAAATGCTGCAAGAAAATTAGCTTTGGGAAATTAAAGGAGGCATATAATGGCAACTACAGCCACAACGGGCAATCTAGAAAATGCCCAAAGGATTATCATCGCATCGGCGAGATACACAGAGGAGCATAATGCTCCAGCTATGAACCTGATTGAGCAGTTCACTCTGCCCAAGGGTTCTAAGCAGGTCACCGTTCCAAAGGTAGCTCAGATGACGATGAGTGACCTTCAAGATGGTATTGATATCATCGACGAGGAAGACATCGGAATGACCACGGTAGATCTCACAGCTAGTGAGGTCGGAGCCAAGATTATTCTTACAGATAAACTGGCACGGCAAAGTGCTGATAATGTCTTCTCTATCATAGGCCGTCAGTTAGGTGATGGCATGGCAAGGAAAAAGGATAATGACGTTCTCGCACTATATACAAACTTAAACGGTGGTGAAAAGCTAGGAACCGCAGGGACATCCTTTAAGGCAGCAAACGTCCAGGGAATAATTGCCTACGCAAAAGCCAATAAGTTTGGTAGCCAGCTATATATCCTGCACCATCCTAATGCTGTTGCATATCTTTCTAAAGAAGCTGCAACGGTATCGGCATCAAGCTCTGTTCCCGAAGGTTGGACGGCTGATCTTCTTCAGAATTTCTGGAGCGGTCTACGCCCAATGAATGGTGTTCCAATCTTTGAAGATGGGAATATTGCAGAGGATTCAGCTGGCGACGGTATTGGTGTTATCGCTGACAAGACAGCTATGGCAGTCCTGAAAAGCGTAGATACCAGAACTGAGCGACAACGTGATGCTTCCCTTCGTGCAACCGAGGTAGTGATCACCGCTGACTACGGTGTATTTGAACTCGATGACAGCCGTGGGGCAGGACTCACCTATGATATATCAGCACTGTCGCATACAGCGTAACTAAAAATAATTAAGGGGTCATTATGCCAGGAATTACTGAACGGAATAAGATGAAGGATGAATTGATAAGCCTCGGATATTCAATGAGGTATATAGACGAGTGGCAGCCAAAAACTAGGTTATATAGGCATAAGGCAGCTTATAACGTAGACGGGGCAATGATGGAAGGTGTCGGCACGTTTGTTGATAATGTTCCAGGGAGCCCTGACTACGTGAGTAGGAAGGCAAGGCTAGGGCTTCTACAGTGGCCCCCAAGTGACTCATGCACCTGTAGATGGTGTGGGGGTAGCAAGGGGGCTGAGAAGCCAGAGTCTGCCAAAGGAAAGAGGTTCAAGAAGGTTGGTCCCTACCATAGGGATAGCTAGGTGTAAAGATTGCCGTGCCTAGCGAAAAATTTAATAACGGTGATCGCAGGACTTTGAGCCTGTAAAGTTAAGGAGGACGTTATGTCTTTTGGAGCAATTCAGAGTGGACGATATGGTTTTGAGAAGCAGACTACTTCTTCAAAGAAGCAAGTCTACGGTGCTACGATGGCACTGGCTGACGGAAGGGTATTCCGTTATGTAGAGAACGGTGGAACTGCGATTGCTGAAGGCTTGGTTGTAGTGAGCGAGGCTCCCGCAGGGAACCACGATGACGACTTGGTAGTAGCAACGAGTGCTTCCGTCGGTGGTTTCACTATTGGGATCACACTCGGTGCGACACTGGCAGCGAAGAACCTTTACGCAGAAGGGTATATAAGGCCCAACTTAGCAGCGACAACTCCGCATGAGATGTACAAGATCAAGAGCCACCCTGCTATCGCCAGCAACGGCACTGCGACATTCACGATTGACGAGCCAGACGGATTCCAGACTGCTATCACGGCAGGTACGGATAGCGTTGGTCTTATCAAGAGTCCTTACAAGGACATCGTGGTTGCACCAGCAGCGGTTGCAGGCAGATTCGTAGGCGTTACTTGCGCTGACCTCGAAGCTGATTACTTTGGCTGGATACAGGTCGCAGGACTTGCTAACGTCAAGATTGACGGAACTCCAGCATTTGGTACGCTGGTAGGAGCAAGCTCCAACCACGCAGGGCAACTCCTTGCGATTGGTGCAGACACCACCCCAGCCCTTGCACGAGTACATGGTATAGCTGGTGTGGACAACGAGTTCAGTTCAGTATTCTTAATGAACCTACTATAGGAACAAGGTATAGATGAGTACAGATTTATGGACTCCAGCGGGGGCTACCTATAAAGGGGTAGCTCCCGCTGGGAGCAATATAGGGAACAAGGTAGTTTCCCACGAACTAAGGGTGGAAGCCAAGGATCGTTTTGGCAAGACGCACAAGCAGATCATCCGTGTGCTTGCTGATTCTGATACCTCTCAGGCTGAAGTTGAGGACATGATGGGTCACGCTACCGAGAACTTCATTAGCGAGGTGAATGAGAAGTACGACAAACGCCCCGCTACAAGTGAGGAGAGGAAGCAGATAGGAAAGGCTCTCAATGAGTTCCTCAAGTACCGCACGAAGCGTAGGGAAAGCACTTCAGGGAAAATTTATTATTAGGAAGTGGAAATGGAAAACATTGAAGTTACGAGCCAGGATATTCAGTCGGTAATGCAAGCAAATCCAGTAGTGGCTCTCCAAGTCGAGAACCAGGCTTTGAAGCGAAAGATGTTAGAGATAATGTCTGATAACGAACAGTTACGCAAAGAACTAGAGAAGTCGATGAACGGCAAGAGCCCGAAGAAGGAGTAATCATGCCTAAAGTAGCTGGTAAGAAGTTTCCATATACCTCTGCTGGTCGCGCTGCTGCCAAGCGCGAATCTAAGCGCACAGGCAAGCGCATGACCGGGAACAAAAAGAAAAAGAGTGGTTACTAATATGGTGCGACAAGCCCCGAAAAGGCTCACACCTGAACAGAAAGAACGGCTGAAGGATCCGAAGTTCGCAGTGGCTCTTCGTGCCGTCAAGCCACTCCAACGTGCAAAGAAGCTAAGAAATACCCCAAGAAGGTAACGAGGAAGTGCGATGCCAGCAATACAAGGGAGGACCCGTGAGCAACTCAGGCAACACATAGGCCGTTCACTTGGTGCGACTTATGTGTCTGCTGCTACCGCCAGTGGTAGCACCACTACTTTAGTAGACAATAGCATCGTCCTTGGCGGGGCTGATACCCAGATAGGCAAGTGGGTACGGTTCACAAGCGGTAGCAACGACACGCTAACGAGGCGTGTTACAGATTCCTCAATAACCAGTAACGTGACCACGCTGACATTCATGCCAGCAGCTACGGCTTCTACGGCATCTGAGTCCTATGAGTTGTGGGATGGTTACAACCCAGACAATATCGATGACTTCATTAACCAGTCCATCATGTCTGCAACTGGGTGGGTCTATGACCCAATAGAGAATATAGAACTTCATGGAGATGGGAAGCAGGTTCGGTTTGATATCCCATCAAACATCTCCATGATCTCCAAG